TTTTCCCAGCGACTTGTATCTCCAGCAGGGCGACTTAATTCTAAATACATAGACATTCGAAGATAATTTGGGTCTGTATATAAAATCCCATTCACACTAATGGCCTTGTTTTTAATTGCGGCATATAATTCTTTTGGAAGATTTGTAATATCAGCCATGCCCTGAAAATTGGTGAATACTTTATATGTTCCCATATGTTGCCCACTACGCGCTTCAACCTCGGTATATCCTTTTTTATAATAAATGTCTGCTAATTCCTTAGCATCTTCTAAAGCATTTGGAGAGAACATATCATAATCAGGAAGGTCAACATCTTCATTATATATTTTATCTTCATCTGGTAATAAAGCGTTAATACTTATTCCTCCATAGCAAACGAGATTCTTTTTTTTAATAAAATCCTCAACAATAGATATCATTTCTTTAACTTCGGGAGTATTTATGACGCGCCTGGCTATTTTTTCTTGTGCTTGGTCAACTTGATTTCGCAATATTGCTAATTCACAGTCAGCAAAACTGTCTCCCTTTTTACATATTTCTTCTTTCATTTATTATTATATATAAATATAAAAATAAATAATTAGTATTTTAGAATTTAGAATTTAGAATTTAGAATTTAAAACTAAATAAATTATTAGTAACTGCGCGTGTTTTATAAGAATTGGCCGGATTTGTATCTGATACATATACTACACCATTTTCTAAATTCTTATTTTTTTCTTTTTCGCTACTATTTACAGAACCTTTTTGTTGTGCTATTACTACTTTTGATTGACTGCCTCTTAAATTATCAGCTTTCAATACAAAAGCATGTCTTGCTTCATCAAAAAAATTAATGTTTTCTAATAAATAACCATCTGGCAATTGATATCTCATTGCGACCATTTGACAACCATAACTTCTAGCTAATGCTGCGGAAGGATTATCGGGATTATTGTTTATATTAGGCAACACAATTGTCATCTTCTCTTTATTATGTTCTGTCAATTGTTCTGGAGTATAAGTATTTAAAATATCAAAAAATCTATATGAATACATAAAATCTGTGCTACTTACTAAATTAACATATTCTGAAAAATCAACACTGTCTTCATATGTTTTATTTATACCATCAACAATAATTACAATTTTACCAATTAATGTATTTAATATTGTATCTCCAAAATTTAATCCACGGTCAGAAAAACTTTCAGAATTTTTTAACATTCTACCTGAATAGTTATTAAAAGTTTTAGCCATTTCATTATATATATCTTTGTCGTTGCTTTTAACTCTTAAATGTAAAATAATAGGGTCTGTCTTATTTGGGGCTAAGTCTCCAAAAGCACTATCAACAATAGTTTTTATTACATCTTCAAATGCTAATGAGTTGTATGTTTCCTTTACATAATAACTTTCACTTGTAGATGTAGCAATTTTTGGCATCCCATTTTCATTATAAATGGCAAAATCAAGGCCTCTTACACCCTGTTTAATTACGGATCTTAATACACCTAAACTAACCCAGTCATTTTTGTAATTTCCACCACTACACGCATTATATGCGGTATTTATATAATAATCACCGAAACGTTTATCATATGTTTTATCAATAGAACTTATATATGAATTCTGGGATGGATATAAAAAATTCATAAATGTTTCTTCCACTGATTTTAAATTATTTATATATATGTAATATATGACTACTATACTAATAATAATTGCTATTATTACACCTGTCATATAAATCACAAATGTGTCGTCCATATTTTTATATGACTGTATTAATTTATCAGCTCCTTCTTTTAAAGTATTTGTTATATTTGAACTTATTGAAATTATTGGAGTTGTTGGGTTTGTTGACATTATCTAATATATATTATTATTTTTTATAATAAAAAATAATATAAAAAATAATATAAAAAATAATAATAATATAATTTTGATTTAAAATTTAATAACTATATATAATAAATATGGCCGGAGGACTACTAAATTTAGTATCAGCAGGACAACAAAATATAATTCTAAATGGAAACCCATCTAAAACATTTTGGAAAGCCTCATACCAAAAATTCACCAATTTTGGATTACAAAAATTCAGAGTTGATTTTGAGGGTTCTAAAACATTGCGTTTAACAGAAGACTCCACATTCACTTTCAAAGTTCCTAGATACGCCGATTTATTAATGGATTGTTATTTGTCAGTAGAATTGCCACACATATGGTCTCCTATTTATCCGCCTCAACTAATAGACGGTTCTACTGATTACACAAATTGGGCGCCTTATGAATTTAAGTGGATAGATAATATTGGCGCCCAAATGATTCGTAGTGTTTCAATTACATGTGGAAATCAAAAAATACAGGAGTTTTCTGGTCAATACTTATTAGCAATGGTTCAGCGCGATTTTAATACCGACAAAAAAGCATTATTTGATAAAATGACGGGAAATGTTCCAGAAATTGTAGACCCAGCTAATTCAGGGACTCGTGTAAATGCGTATCCTAATGCGTTTTATACTGAAAACCCTGCGGGTCCTGAGCCGTCGATTCGAGGCAGAGTATTATATATCCCATTAAATGCCTGGTTTAATTTAAAAACGCAAATGGCGTTCCCCTTAGTGGCGCTACAGTATAATGAGTTACATATTAGTATAACAATGCGACCAATTAATCAACTATTTGTTATTCGTGATGTTACTGATTATCAGAACAATTTTCCTTATGTTGCGCCAAATTTCAATCAAAGTTATGCGCAAATGTATCGTTTTTTACAACCTCCGCCTGATGTAGCTTTAGGACCTGTATCATATGTGGATACGCGAACTGTTTGGAATTCAGATATTAATTTGAATTGTACCTATTGTTTTCTCTCTAATGATGAACAAAAACTGTTTGCTGCGAATGAACAAAAGTATCTATTTAAGCAGGCGAGAGAACAGATTTTCTATAATGTTACTGGACCCAATAAAATAGAACTGGATTCTATTGGTCTTGTTTCAAATTGGATGTGGTATTTACAGCGAAGTGATGCGAATTTGCGAAACGAATGGTCGAATTATACAAATTGGCCGTATAATTACATGCCGAGTGATCTGACCTTTGCGCCAACTGATGGCTTATATCCAGTTTATAATCCTAGCTCTAAGTCTTCCACTATGGGTCCTGGTGTAAACCCTACAGGTCTTTTATCTGGTTTGATGATTACTGGCGATTACACTTTAGAAAATCAAAAAGACATTTTAATTACCCTTGGCATTCTTTTGGATGGACAATATAGAGAGAATCTACAGCCAGCAGGTGTGTTTAACTATGTGGAAAAATATACTAGGACAGCTGGTAATGCGCCATCAGGACTATATTGTTATAATTTTTGTTTGAATACTTCGCCTTATGACCTACAACCGTCAGGCGCAATAAATATGAACAGGTTTACAAATATAGATTTTGAATTTACAACAATTGTGCCGCCATTGGATCCTTTGGCACAGGTTTTAACAGTATGTGACCCAGAAACAGGGGATATTATTGGTATTAATAAGAGCACATGGCGTATTTATGATTATAATTTTAATTTTATTTTGTTTGAAGAGAGAATAAATGTGGTTACATTTGTTGGAGGCAACTGCGGACTCATGTATGCGACCTAATCAACTTATTCTACATTTTATATTAAATTGTAAAAAATAAATTTATATTTGTTACAATTTTGCTCCACTTTTCTTAAAAGTGGATTTTTAAAAAGAACTAAATCCTGTAATTCCTTTACCTAATATTAATCCATGAATGTCTTGTGTTCCTTCATATGTATTTACAGTTTCAAGATTTACCATATGTCTCATAATATGATATTCGTCTGATATACCATTTCCACCTAGCATATCTCTAGCAGTTCTCGCAATATTTAACGCTTTTAAACAATTATTTCTTTTTATGATAGACATATTTTCAGCAACCATTAAATTATCATCAATTAATCTACCAACTCTTAAACTTGCTTGAATTCCTAATGTAATCTCACTAAGCATATCTGCTAATTTAATTTGAATTAATTGATTTGCCGCCAATGGTTTATTAAACTGATTTCTATACATAGTATATTCTCTTGCTCTTAAATAACAATCCTCAGCAGCACCAAGAACTCCCCAAGATATACCATATCTACCATTATTAAGGCACATAAAAGGTCCTTTTAACCCTTTCACATTTGGTAGCATATTTTCTTTTGGAACAACAACATTATCCATAAAAATCATACCGGTATTTGTTGTTCGTAATGATAATTTACCTTCAATTTTAGGACACGTTAATCCTTTCATCCCTTTCTCTAATATAAATCCTCTTATATCATTATTTTCATCTTTTGCCCAAACTATAAAAATATCAGCAATAGGAGAATTTGTAATCCAAATCTTACTGCCATTCAATATATAATTACCGTCTTTTAATTTTGCGTTAGTGTTCATTCCAGAAGGGTCGCTTCCATGGTCTGGTTCTGTTAACCCAAAACAACCAATTAAATTACCTTTTGCTAGTTCAGGTAAGAACTTATTTTTTTGTTCATCTGACCCAAATTTGTATATAGGATACATAACTAAGGAAGATTGAACTCCAATACAACTTCTATAACCACTATCAACTCTTTCAATTTCTCTCATTATTAACCCATAAGAAACATAATTTACTCCGGAACAACCATAACCATTAATAGTTGGACCTAAAAACCCATGTTTACCCATTTCTTTCATAATATTTTTATCAAACCTTTCGTTTCTAAATGATTGAACAACATTTGGTAATAAATATTTTTTTGAAAATTTAGACGCCATATTTTTTATTGATTTTTCATCATCACTAAGTTGTGTTTCTAAAAAAAAAGGGTCTTTGTAATCAAATAAACTTCTAGAAATTATTTGATTATATTTTTTAACTGGGAAAAATTTAGATACTCTTATCATAACTTATTTATATATATTTGAAATAATCTTTAAACTATTTAGGTTTTAATGCTTTAATATTTGAATACACTATTATAACGACTTTTGTTATCTAATTTGGTTCTCTTTCCTAAAAATTCATAGTATTTTTTTGACATATTATATTGTTTTGGTTTTTTAT